TGCTTTTGCAATAGGCACGCATTTTGGATAATTTTTTCTTTTTTCGCCACCACTTCTTCCACACTTCGGGTATGAGCCATCTGATTTTTTGTTTGCAATATCTACCCAGTTTTGTTTGACCCATTCTCTTAATCCGCCACCTTTAGAGTAGTAAGTTCTCATTACGAGTTCTTTCCGTAAGCTCTTCCTTTGCCTTTCATGGCTAACTTACATTTTCCACCCATTCTGTATCCGGCTCTTCCACCTTTAGCCATAGGTGTCATCCCTTTAGATCTAAGAGGTATCTTACTTTTTTTCTTTTTCTTTAATGATGGACCTTGTTGTGCTTTTCTATCTTGTTGCTCTAATTGTTTAAAAGCTTTACTTTTTTCATTTGCAAGTAAAGTTTCTTCTGGTCCTCTATTTCCAGTCATTATACTTGTCCTCCTTTTAGGACGAATTCGTTTTATTAATTCTTTACTTTTTTCATTTGCAAGTAAAGTTTCTTCTGGTCCTCTATTTCCAGTCATTATACTTGTCCTCCTTTTAGGTATCTCATTCTAGTCATATCCATCATTCCACCACCCATAGCTTTTTTACGACTACCTTTTTTGCCACCAGGTGTAATTTTACCTGAACAAACTCCAGATGCATACATATTAGCATATGCTGATGGATATACTTTAAATTTTCGCTTTGCTGCAGCTTTACCTTTAGGACAAAGTTTAGCCATTATTTTTTCGCTTTCCCACCTTTTTTAGCAACCATTCTTTTTGGATTGTATCCAAACTTTTTTGCTAACTCGGGTTTGATTTTTGCTAGCTTTGCTAGACCTTTTTGTTTACTTTTACTAATTGGTTTTCCTGGCATTATTTTTCTCCTATAAATTTTTTAACTATTTTTTCGTTTCTTTTATCTTTAGCTACTTCTTTAGCTTTTTTAGAAGCTTGATCTATATTAAACAAAGTTTGATTTAATTTTGCATTTGAAGCTTTTGTTTGTTGTTTTGCAATAGCTAATTTACTTTTAATTTTTTCTAATTTTGTTGTAGGCACATTTGGTTTCACAGAACTAATAGTTGGTGAAACTTTACTTGCACCTTTTTTTAAAAGTAATTTACCAAAAAATCCTACGGCCATTATTTTTTTCCTCCGTTTTTAAAAATCTGTGTACCCTTTATACCAAAAATTGATCCAACTACAAGAATCCAGAGTGTAGAAAACCACGTAGGCAGTGCTGCGAAGTGTTCAAAGAAAATTTTTACCTTTTCCATAGCAACTGGATTGTCTGAAAAGACTCCCCAAGCGAGCACAATGATGGGCGCCGAGAGAATTAATAAAACGAATTCGTCCTTGTAGTCGTTTTGTCTAGCTTCTAATAATTTACCCTGGTATTGTTCTTCACCACGAGCTTGACGCTCTGCATGTAGCAGTTGTGCGTCTGACATTGCGACTTTTGCCTTCTGCTTGTTAGCATAAATCTTACTTCCAGCAGAAACGGCTAGTTTAATTGCCGATAACCACATAATTTAGTACCAAGTAGCTGTTTTTTTCTTTTCAGCTAACATTCTTTTAGTTCCTCTTACTTTTTCTTTATCCCCAGTAGGAATATAGTTGAAAGCACCGTCAGCAGTAGTTTTAGATCTTGGATCTACCTCTACATTTTGACTTGGAACTGCCATTTGTTTTGCTTTTTTATAGTTCATCATAGTTTTTTACCTTTTTCTTAATTATCCTCTACCATAACTTGTGCTTGTTGTACACCAGACTTTGCAAGACTAACTCCAGCACGTAATTTAGCCAAATCTTCGTTTTGTTCAAGCTTATCTTCTGCAATTTCTTGTGCTTGCATCAATTTAGATCTTTGTAAATCTTGATTTGCTTCATCATTTTGTTTTTTACGTTCATTTTCCATCGCTCTAAGGTCAACTTCACGTGATTTTAACTTTAAAAGAGGGTCATTATCGAATTGAGACGTAATTTGTTTCTCTTCTTTCATGTATTCCTCTGTCATTTCAGCAATCAACACAGCTTTTCTTGCTTCAATTTGATTTGTAATGTCTTGAAGTTGTGCTTGTATCTGTGGATTCATCGCTGCTTGCTGTTGCATCATCATCATTTGCTGCATTTGTTCTCTAAACTCTAGTTGAACTTGCTCTTGAGCCATAATTGAAATGTGTTCAAGTATATTTTTTTGTATTGCAGCCATAATTGATGGATTATTTCTAACCATGTTTGTTGACATAAAGTTTAAATGCGCTGTGATGTGTGCTCTATGGTCTTGACCAGGGAAAGCTTGGAATGGTTTCATCGCCATTGCATTAATATGTTCCATACTTGGGTCCATCGGTGCCATTGGCGCCGGTGGTGGCAACACTGCATCTACATTTTTTACACCAATTGCATCATACATGTTTCTGTATATCTGATACATGTTGTGTAGTTGTGGATTAGATGTTGCGATTTGTAATTGTGTTTGTGCAAGTGTAATTCTTTGAGACATTGAAAAAATATTAGGGTCCGCTACAGGCATAATATCTATTCTGTCATCAAAATCTGCTTGCTTAATACTTCTTTGACCACCAACAACATCGTAAGGATATTCTGGTGGTAAATATTGTGCAACTACTTTTGATAATAATTTAAATTCTTGTTTCATTGCTGCGTAACATCTTTTGTGTATCGCAGACATGACCCGTGAACCACGTTCTAGAAGTGCAACAGTTGTACCAACCGCAGCTGCTTGGTTACCATCACCCACTTGCATATCAGCAATAGCCGCGAATCTTTGACCAGCTTGAACAACAACTCCTAATAAATTTAATAATGTAGGACTTGGTTCTTTGTATGGTAATGGAAAGAATGCATCTCTTAAATTACCACCCGGTGCGTCTACATCTTTGAATTCACCTGGTTGTATTGGTGATGCTTCGTCTCTAACTCTAACACCTCTTTGTTTAAATCCTGCAGGTAAGTTCGATAAAGTACCAGCGTCTAATAATTGACGGAGAGCCGCCGTTGCCGTACGACTCAATCCGCCAATCATGTGAATGAGTCCAAAGCCATAAAACCCAAGTCCTGGCAGAAATTTGAAGTGGACAAAATATTGGATTTTATTTTTCTTTAGATCATTGGGCGCATAGTTCCTTCTAATAGAAAGAACTTTCCTACTACCTTCTTCGACTGTTACGATGTAAGGTAATTTTATTCCTGTTGGTTCACCATCTGATCCAACATCTTCGAAACCTTCTAAGTCTAAGTTTACGTGACACTCTAACAAAGTATACATTGGTTCGTTCTTACCAGTTTTCTTTGTACCTTCTAGTTCACGTTCTTTTTTCTCAAGCTCTCCATTTGTTACTGCTGTACCTGGAGGACCTACTTCTACATCAGCGTAGAAACCACTGACTTGTTGTTTTCTTAATTCGTTTTCTGAAATCTTAACTGTATGAATAACCGCTTCCGCATCATCTAATGAGGTAGCTGTATACGGAACGATTAATTCATCTGCTGGTACAAACTTAGATACTACTCTACCCATCGGTACGTCGTAGTATACTTTTTTAAAAGTTGATCCAGCTAATGGTAAATGAAATAACATAGAATCAAATTCTGATTCATACTCTTTCATTTGATCCATTATCAAATAGTTCATGTAATCTTTAACACGCTCAGACTGTTGTTCTGTTCCAGGATTTTTTACACCTATGATGTCTGTTCTTACAGGACCGTCTGCAGGTAATAATTCTTTGTAAGCTTGTGCTTGGAATTGTGTTACTGCTTCTGCAAGAACTGGGTGAGTTGCACCACTAGCTCCTTGAAAAGGTTCTGTTCTGTTTTCATATTTAAATCCTAAAAGATCTAATCCAGTTGTGTAAGATTGTTCCCAATCTTTTCTAGAAGATTTGTAGTCCATGTAATTTTGAACCATTTCGTTTCCAATCGGTTCTAAATTTTCTTCTGGTAAAATATCTGCTAAGTTATCAAAGTGTGATTCTGTTCCAGGTATGTTAATTGCACCTGGTTCAAAGTCGATCGTTGCACCACCATCTTCTTCTGGTACTACTTCAACTGGTCCTTTTTGTAATGCTTCTTCTTCCTGGACACTAACTTCTTCTGCCATCTCTTCTTCTGAAGGGATGTCAAGTTTAGTTCTAGTGTTAGGGAGCCCTTTATCTATATCTGCCATTTATTACTCCTATATATTCTTAACACGATTTAATAGACCTTGCAACCCTTGTGAGTTTGGTCCTGATTCTGGTGGTGGGCCTGATCTATCACCTGCTAATTTAGCAATACCACCACCTGCTAAATTCGAAACTCCACCTGCATCTGCTATGGCTTGCATTTGATCTTCTCTTTTAACATAATCTTGTAGCTCTGGATAAGTCATACCTGTTTCTTGTTGAGTCAAACCAACATTTTGTAATGCTAAATTTATATCTGGTATAGACATAGTTGGAAAAGCCTGTTCCATTTGTTCCATTCTGTTTTTTAATCTTCTTTCATCAGCTGCTTTACTCTGCGCCATGAACGGTGCCATTCTTCTACCACGTTCTGCCATTGCAAAGTCTTCACCTTTTGCAAATTCTTTTGCACGTTCAGCTTCAACATCTATTTGTGTTTTTGGACCAAGTAAATATTTATTTATATAAGACTCACCCAATGCTTGTTTGATAGGCATACCTTGATCCATAAATTTATTTGCAGCAGCACCACCTTCAAATATAACTTCACCTAGAATTGCTCCTGGTCCTAATACTCCTTTTAAAAATTTTACAGCTTTACCTGATTTT